TGAAGGTCGAAAACCGCCGATGTTGCCTCGTGGTCTGCGACTAATACCTCATCCTCGAATAGTTGCTGGACTACTCTATCTATGTTTTTGTCCACATCAATACTCCTCTAAGTTAAAGACTGTTTCGGTGTCATAAATGACAGGGTTTTGTTGTAATACCCCTCCAACGGCAAACGCTATGGCTGTAATTGCAGGAACATCGAAGGGTTTAAGCCGTGCTAAATCCTCTTCTCTCTTGACCGTCATCATGTAGTTCTTCAATTTCTCGCAATCTCCCCTGACCAGCACACTTTTTTTGTGCTGTAAAAGCTCTAAATAGCTCTTAAAAGCATTCGGTTGATCTGCATAGGGTCCAGGCAGCGGATAAAACCCATTCTCTTCGTTTTGCATTCCATGGGTTGCCGCATAATATCGATCGATGGCGGCCTCATCCATTTCGCAATGAAAGCCTCCCTGTAAGATGGGATATGTGTAATATTTCTGTTGTAGATCAATACACCCTGATACGAAGGCCTTGTATCCTACCCTTCTATCAGGTTCAAATTCTTCCAAACACATGATGAGGTGCTCTTGATGATCGACATCTATTTCCCTGGCGAGTGCGACAATGATGGCAAACCCGGGATACCTTCGCCCCTCTGGATAAAATCCGCCTGCAACGTGGGCATACTCATCCCCGGTTTCCTTGTTGCGGTAATAATATTTCGGCTTTCTCTCCGGTTCCGGATTGTTGGTAATTTTAGCGAAGTCCCTTTCTCCCTGAGTTATCTCAGGTTGAGGAATCGCTATTCTTTCAATAATCGAACCCATGTTAGCCATGTGTCACCTGGTTAGGTTCAGATTTTCCTATCGAAAACTCTTGGGCTTTAATTATTTGATCTTCATCAAAAAATCGTAATAATAACTCTTTGATTTCGCTATATTTCATGTTTTCTGTTTTCTTACAACTCCATACTGAAAAATGAAGCATTTCAACGCACAATCTCAAGGGGTATTCAATTTCTGAAACTGCAGTTTGTTGTTTTTCGAGATACTTACGAGTACATTCTAAGGAGAAATCATAATAAAGTCCTTTTGATAATCCGCTCATACCGTAAGATTGTTCAATCTCTTCAGCTATTTTTTTAAATAACATTTTATCCATTGATTTAATCATAGCACTCCGCAAATACCGAATCAGAGCCATACTTCCTCGCCATAGTCTCATAATTAAATGCATGGCGAAAATGGTCTGTTCCCAGCTTTACATAGATATATCGCCTTGATCCGGTAGTTTCGTCCTCTTCAATCTTCTTGGCTACATTATGGAGATGCTTGGCAAAATCCTCGGTCATTTGACATCTCTTCGGGAGAACAAGGGATTGCCCTGCTATCTCCTTATGGCTTGCATCCAATGACTCCGTGCGATTACATTGCACTATCAACTCTTCTTCGTTCCAGGCGTAAGATCCTTTCTGGTGCTCGTTATAGTAATTCAGGAACACCTTGCCCCTGTGACGTTCTGCAAAGGCCCGGGCATTTCTCATCTCGGGAAGGGCATCAACCACACACCGGCTCACATTGAACTTTTTCATAAGCCCGTCAAGGTCTTCCCAATCCTTATAGATTTGGAGGTGAACCAGTTTCCCGGATTTCGGGGGGTATCTCTTGCCAATCACCGTATGGAGGTCTTTGCCTTGGTCCACACCCATAAAGCAGGGCCCAGTATCCCGGTTTACTATTCCGTCACTACCGCATAAGTCCAATACTTGATCTATATCCAACCTGTTTTCCGCTTCGATATACGCTTTCCCCAATTTAAGCCGAATGAAATTAGCCTTATCAGTGTCGGGGTTTTCCCAGGCATCTAAGAGTGATTTAGGATTTATCCAGTAAAGAGAAGGCTGCCCTATGGCAAATCCAAGAATATCCTTTTCAGAGGTTCGGCCTGCAACCCATTCACCGAATCTCGGGTCTAAATTCAAACCACAGTGGGGACAGGTACGCATAACAGATCCGTCTTTCTGGCGCTGGAATAGTGCAGGGAAATTATCATCGAGATCAAGGCAGGTGTACTTACCACAATGTTGACATTCGATATGCCAATACTCCTGACTGGACGGCTGGAACTTTTTGTCTATGCCGTAATCAGGCAAGGTAGGATTAGCAAGATAGGATTTTGTATGAATTGGCGATTTTGAAAGGCGGCCATCGACAAACTCATCGATTCCGGGATGCATCTCATCATACTCATCGTGAACTGCATGATCAGCAGGGTCACCCTTTAAAGCTGCGGAGGTTTTCATCTCACCGCGGAGATCTTGCCCAAGGCGACCAGACCGGAAGTATAAAAACCCTGAGCCAATTCTTTTCAGGGTTGCACTATCGGTATCTCGTACATATTGGCCGATTGTGTCTGGGTTATCTGAGATAAGAGGTCTGAAACGTGATTTGGAAAACTCGGACACCTTATCTTTGTTGGGAAATAGATAGTAGACGCCTGTAGGGTAATAGCCATAGATCATGCCATTAAGCACATTCAAAACTTCGCTTTCAGTAAATGTTGCCTGTGTACCCTTCATAATAACTTTGATGGGTGGCCTGACCGACATAGGGCGCACCTGAAATTCATGGCCTTCTAGGGTAAAATATCCAGCCACGAGGCGAATATTGCTACTATACGCCCAATACCAAGGGTTGTAGGCCTTTATAGCCTCTTCAGCCCCTGGACTTAATTGTTGCACGATGTTTGCCGCTGATTGCATCAATTACCTTTTCGGTTGCCTTAGCTATCAATTCCCTGTCTTCCGTGGTAAGTTGGGGTATAATCTTCAAAAAACCTGAGTGTTCATGCTTATCAGCCGGATAATGACCTCTTTGGGCGTGTGCATCTTTCCGAGCTCCCTCGCGGATACCCTGAAGGGCGACCTTGTATCTGATTATGGTTTCGCCATCACCATAAAACTCATTGCCTTTTTTATCATGGTATGTCATGCCACTAACCGCGATTATCTCAAATCCATCTGGTAGATCTGCCTGTTTAACAGCTCCTTTTACTTTGATGATCCTCGGTTCCTCGGCTTCGAGCGCCTCTTTAAGTTGTGTGGCTAAGGTTATATTCGTAATCCCCAACTCTTCCTGAGTCGTCCGATTCAGGTTGCGCTCATCCTCACCGTAGAGGGCTTCAAAATCAGGTTTTTCTGTATCATCTTTTGGTTTCTTCTCAGTCATGATTACTCGTACCCTGCCTCGAGGTCGATGATGTAGTTGTAGAGTTTTGTGGCATCCTCTTTTTCCATGCAGATATAGTCTCCATACTCATACACATCAATCTGGGGCTTTATCGGCTTCTCCGGCATCTTCGGGCAAGTTACGCACCCGACCATGAAAATGATCAGCGAGAGCACCAGCGGGATCACTAGCAGCTTTGTCAGCCTTGTCTTGCCGTTCTGTTTGCCGTTGTGCATACCATAGTCTCTCAATGAGCATTGCCACACGATTCAGAAGCTCCGCAACTACCTCAATCCAGTGCATCAGTCTTTGACTTTCTTGGTTTCCCGAATCTTGGAAATCAGGGCCAATAGACCGGCAACACCTGTGAGAATAGCCGTAATGACCTCATTGGCGCTACCTACATCCTCGGCACCCATCGAATAGCCGAATATACCAAAGACGAACGCCAGTAGAGCTAAGACAGCCGCTCCTATCCGGCCCCATAATGCACTTACGACCCAACTATCTTTTTCGTACATGATTATTCTCCTTTCACCATTCGTTTAAATTTCCGGCATAATCATAAGCCCTTACATCGCTCCCTGCTTGCCCTTGTCATACTGCAAAATTCCCATAGCCAGTTGAATACCGATCCGTCGTCGAAATAGAGGGTTGGCGAATGCTTGATGCTCGTTGATATTGTCGATGAAGCCGGTTTCGATGAGTAGAGCCGGCATGTTAGTTTCACGCAAAACATAGAGATTCTTGCTCTCCTTTATCCCCCGGAAAGGATGATCTGGGAAAAAGCCGTCTACATGCTCCTTGATGGTCTCCGCCACTTTGCGGGCAGGGCTCCCAGGGTAAATCCAGATCTCTTCGCCTTTACCCTCCGGCATA